GAGTATAGCACCCACTTACCATGCTCATGTCGGATAACCTTCGATACATTCATAGTTGCACCTCGATTCCTACACTCGACGAACCATCAACGCTCCACACTTCGGGCACCGAATCTTATTACAAGGTTTGGAAGTGGTATGGCGAGCCTTGTAACCGCACTTGGGGCATACGCACCATCCGCCAGGCCCGCCAGCCAACGGGCCACCCATACGACCTAGTGTAAGTCGCTGAGCCTTCGACAGCCGGTATTTGAGCTGGGAGATCCCAGCCGCCAAACGACCGATACGGAACAAGTTTTCGGCAGGGATTTGAACACCATCGGAAGCCTGATCTGCTGTATTCTTAGACACATCCTGGTATACCAGCCGTACCGGGACAGCGTCGCCAAGCGTCGCCACAGGACCATCATCGTCGTACGATATCTGGTACGGGATACGATAGAGATTCCCATCGTGCTCCACCACGACGTTGTCCTTCCAAATGTCGCGGATGTAAGGAACTGCGATTGGTTCGCCAGAAATCTGGTCCGACTTGAACCGATCCTCCAACGCTTCTCTTACAGCGTTTTCTACAGCCCCCCAACTGGAGTTCCGACGGAGAGCCTTGCTCACGTGTCGTCCCGGAATAATCACCCGGAACCGGCTGTACTCACTTGGATCGTGCTGGCGAAATCTGAGAGTATTCCCGGACTTGGGCTTGTCTAAATCGCCCACCTTCATCTTGTGGTCCTTCAGCCATTTCTTGGCTCGCTCCTCCGTCCACTTATCTGTGTCGAAAACGACACTTTGAATCTCGGAGCCACCCTCGGGTTTAAACCCAATGATCAACTTCAGTCCGTCAGTTTCGTTAGAAGCCTTCTCCACGTCGTCCAAGTCCTCTGCAAAACCGTCATATCGCTTGGCCAAAACGATTCTGGCCTTCCTGTTCGCCGGACGGTCCACGAGAGACACCTCATCCAACTCCACATCGGAGAGTTTCTGTTTCTTCATGCTGTCCTCCTTCAATCTTCAATCAACTTTCGGCGTCCGCGGCCATGGATACTGAAGCCAGAGTAGTTGCCTTTCTTTATCTGCTCCCAAACTTTGTCGTCATTGACCTTGAACCCAACCCACCATCCAACTTTGCCGAGATCCACGCCGAGTGCCTCTTGCTTGTCCTTGGTGAACGCTATGGACTCTACTAGTTTCGCTACTTGGATTGGTCGCTCGCCATCGCGCTTATGCATAACGCCACCAACGCGACTATCCACCACAAAACTGTAGGCCATCTTCTCCATCTCGGACTCGTCAATCTGATCGCCTTGTAAGTCGGTAACCGGCTCGCCGTTCTCCTCGACAACTGATGCCCAACCAAACACTAGCTGTTTTTCGTCGTCCAGCTTGGCAACGGTGCCTTCAATTTGGATTCCTTCGTCCAACAGATCTGTCGTCATATCCTTCATAATGCTTATCCCCCTTGGACGCACAACCCTGTCAATAGAGACAGCGTCATTGTTCTCAGAAAACTTACGGGCGGCTTCTTCGTCCTGAAAGTAATGTTTAGATCCGTCCTCCAACACCACTTCCCATACCACATCTCCATCCGATCCTAATGGTCGGTTTACATGCACACCGCTTGTCGTAGGAAGACTTTTAGTTGCGACAGCGTTTGTATCCGGATCGTACTCAACAGCAACCTCGTCTGCGTGCTTAACCACTTCATCCGATGTCACACCATCGGTGATAACAGCTACTTTCTCGTCAACAATTAGTGAAGCCAATGTATGGGCTGTTTCAGCAACATCGTTATCATTTACCTCTGTGGCCAGCTTAGCCAACTCTTGTGCACAAGCATCGACCTCCTCCGTCACGCCAACAGTAAACCACATCTTCAAACTCGGGTAATCGTCAGCCGCGGCGATGAGCGCGGAGTACCCGGCATTGGACGCGAACTGCCCTAAACTCCGCTCCGCGTTTGCGACTTCGACACTCATTGCAACACCTCCGCCAACTCCTCAATGGATTTGACCTTCTTCATAGAACTCAATCGAAAGCTTCCGACTCCTTTGGCAAAATAGAACTCCGGGCTGCGCTGCCGTCGATCGACTACCACGGTATATGGCTTTGCGCGCAAGCGCCGTGCCGCACGGATCTTGCGTATACGGCTTTCCGGGTGCATGGTGATCTTGTTGTTCTTCTGATCTACCAGTGTTTTCACTTCGACAGCTACCTTCGGGCCCAACAGGTCAAACGCGTCGTTGTCCTTGGTTCGGCTCAAACCCAACTTCTCGGACAAGAGCTTCTCACTGTGGTCAGCGATCCTCTGTTTCTCACGTGTTGCCGGTTTGTATGTCAATTTGGCGCGAAGGCTTCGATCCGGGACCTTAACACCGGCACCACCAGCACTGGTAAACCGTCCGGTGTGTGGGTCGTGGTAAGGGTTGTATTTGGCTACAGGCCAAAACTCCTCATCCAAGAAAACCTTCGTTACGCCGTCTCCCACTTTCAGGATTTCCATGGGACGATTAGTAGCAAAGAGAACCTTTCCTCCAAGGACTTTGACGGCGCGCTCAGCTAAAACCTTATCAATGTCCTCTCCCAGGTCCAATGAGAAGTCGTGTACCGGAGATGCTACCACTTCAAGAGTTCTCGTCAGCACAGGATCAGGGGACTTCCACTCCCCATCGACCACCTCAGCTTTTACTCCTTGCAGTACCGATATTGTCGCAGGCATACCGATTTCCTTTCCTTAAAAGGATTTGCTAGCCACTGCACTAAGGACGCCCAAGGTATACTCAAAATGATTCGGTTCCTCCCTCTTAAACGCTAGCGGGTTTCTGTAAAGCCTTCCTACTCCTACTGATACTACCTCCGTTCCACCATAGGCGTAACGTTTTCTTGCTGCGTAGTTGAGCATCCACGTGTTTTTGTGCGTGTTTCTGTACACATCTTGTACTCGCCGCGAAAGAGGCATTAGCTCCGGAAACGATGCTTCGATATGATGACCATATTCATGAGAGAAGGTGCTCTGATGCGGCGGCTTTGCGATATTCATAACGATCCGAGCAGGCTTTCCACCCGAAGCCGGCTCGTACTGACCATACGCGGACTTCGGGAGACCCCATCTTCCTACTACTGATACCCGTATAGGAACTCCGTCGCCCACTATACTCTGAAGCCATGTGGCCTCTTTCTGGATCTGCTCGCGATATTCAGGAAGAATTTTCATCTGCATTGTTAGTTTTCCACTTACCCCTGTAAACTGCTCGCTGACAGCATCGCGTAAGGCTTGTTCGTATTCTTCAACTACCTTATCTCTCCTTTTGTCGAGACGGTCCAATGCAGCAAGCGCCGCTGTTCTATCCTTCTCCTTCCCAGTCTTAGTGGCTTCCTTAACCTGCTCAATAGTATCAAGCTGCTCGTTTTCCAAAGCATCCAACCTTTTACGATACTTCTCCTCTACCTCCAAAAGTTTAGGCTCAATCTCCTCACTCAATTGTGTACCCCGGGCCATTACCGAGTCGTAGTCAACTTTGTCCATAGGTGCCAATGCCGAACCTCTCAAGGAACAAAACCGTCCTGTGCCCGGTTCGTGGCAAGGGTTGTACTTAGTTATGTCTGAATCCGAGTCAAGTGAAAACCAAAGTTTGCGCGCATTGGAACTCTCGATAATGGCCTCCGCAGGTCTGTCAGTGTACGATAGAACCTTACCTCCAAACATCTCCACAGCTCGGAACGCCAAAATCTTGTCGATGTCTCCTTCGGATATGAGGATATCGTCTACATCTGTAAATTTCCTGAGAAGGTATTCGACTGTAGGATCTGAAGATTCCCAAACACCATCCACAACTCGAACCTTGGTACCATCCTTCAGTCTAATCTCAGCCGGCATTATCCGCCTCCTCCCTGCTGAGTCTTTGAAGCCACAACACTAAGGGCTCCTAGAGTAAAACGAAATAACTGAGGATCTCGCCTCATCAACTTTGCTGGATCTCGGTACAGGTTCTCCAAACCTACCGACAAAACCTCCGTAGCTGTTCCACCTTTCCACCGAACTTGCGTTTTGGCATAATCACTGACCCATTTCCCTTTGTGCTTACTTTGTAATCCAAGGGCAGCCTTGTTAAGCCCTGGAACCGTGACCTCTAAATGGTGACCATACTCATGTACAAAGCTTGTAGCCCTCGTCTGAGGAGTGCCCAACCGAATCCGATTCTCTCCTAGAACATACTCAGCGCGCCAATCTTTCCGGCTGGTCTTGCGCGGATCGTATACCTCCACTCTGGCAGTAACGGGACTTCCCTTTCCAACAAACCTTTGTGTCCAATCTATAGCCGGCTGCACGTTCCCCCGAGCCTTATCGTTCAAACCAGAGAGACCAACCTTCAGATGCCCAGGAACACCAGCAAACTCGGCCTGGATCTCCTGATGGATTTCCTTTCTCAATGTCTCAACCCGAGTCAAGTGTTCCTGTCGTTCCTTATAGACCTTCTCTGACGCCTTATACCAGGCGTCGGAATATTTCTCATGCCTGTCCATCTCGGATCTCATCTCGGCCATGGCTGCGGGTTCTCGTTCCTTCCATTGTTTCTTCTCCTCCTCAATCTTCTTCAACTTGTCTTTGACCTTGGGCTCTACCTGCTTAGCAATTTGTTCACCCCGCTCCATGACGGAGTGGTAATCGACCCGACCTTCAAATGGTTCCAATGCCGTACTCCCCGAGGTACTACAGAACCTTCCAGTAGAGGGCTCATGGCAAGGGTTGTATTTGGCTACAGGCCAGAACTCCTCATCCAAGAAAACCTTCCCCACGGGGCTTTCCATCTCAATAGCCTCCATGGGACGATTAGTAGCAAAGAGAACCTTTCCTCCAAGGACTTTGACGGCACGCTCTGCCAAAACCTTATCAATGTCCTCTCCTAAGCTCAGCGAGAAGTCGTGTACCGGAGATGCTACCACTTCAAGAGTTCTCGTCAACACAGGATCAGGAGACTTCCACTCCCCATCGACCACCTCAGCTTTTACTCCTTGCAAAACTGATATCGTTGCAGGCATATCAACTTCCTTCCCTTAAAAGGATTTGCTAGCCACTGCACTGAGGACACCTAAAGTGTATTCGAAATGGTGCGACGTCTTCCTCATGAACGCTAATGGATTCCTGTAAAGTTCTCCTACCCCTACTGACACTACCTCTGTACTGTCATAGAGCTCAAAACGGTGATGATAGCGTTTTCTTGCATAATCGAACATCGGTACGTTACGATGAGCATCCTGGAACCGCATTGAAAGAGGAATTAGCTCTGGAAACGTCATTTCAATATGATGACCATATTCATGAGCAAACGTTCCAGGAGATAGCTTCTTAGCATTCATCTCAATCCGACCAGACTGTCCAGGACCTCCGTACAGATACCGCCCAAGTACATTTGCGTCAAGCCGCTTCTTTCCCGCTACCGATACTGCCGTAGGTACTCCGTCACCTACTATTTTTTGAAGCCAGGCAGCCTCCTGCTGTATCTGATCGCGCTGGTCGGGCAGGATTGTCTTCCGTGATACCCGTGCTTTCAATTTTCCGCTTACTCCTGCAAATTGCTCACTGACAACCTCACGTAAGGCTTGCTGGTACTCCTCAACTATCTTATCTCTCCTCTTGTCGAAGCGATCCAACATGGCAAGCGCCGCTGTCCTATCCTTCCCGGTCTTAGCGGCTTCCTTAGCCTGCCTAATAGTATCACGCTGCTCGTTTTCTAAAGCCTGCAACTTTCTATGGTACTTCTCCCGCACCTTAAAAAGCGCAGGGGTAATCTCCTTACTCAACTCCGCTCCCCGAGCCATTATCGAGTCGTAGTCAACTTTGTCCATAGGTACCAATGCCGAACCCCTCAAGGAACAAAACCGTCCCGTGCGTGGTTCATGGCAAGGGTTGTATTTGGCTATAGGCCAAAACTCTGTGCTAAGACCCGCGAGGCCCATTACAGATCCTTCAGCCACGAGATTCTCTCCTTGTTTAACTGGTACACAGGAAGCCGTTTGAAGTGATCCACGGGCATTCCTTGGCGTTTCAGCCAATCGCGGAACTCCTCCGCAGAATCCTCAGGAGGAGTCCAATCCATCTTCGTCCAATCAGCATTCATGTCATCGGAATCGGGATACAGCATAATTACTTACGCCTCACCAGCGTCTTGGCTAGTTGTCGTGCAAGGCCCAGCGAACTTCGCTTCTCACCGAGCAACCGTACGTTGGTAGCAGCTGCTTGATACTTTCCACCAAGCACCACAAACTCATGCTCGGCTATATCACCTATGCCTGTAGCTGCTGTGGATAGAATACGCTCGCGGGGCACTTTAGTAGAAACTACTAAACCCAACTCTTTGGAACCCGACGGAGTAGGAGGTCCGGCGAAACTTATTGCGATCCGTGCGTTGCTAGAGAATGACGACATGGGTTGAAGCGAAATATCAGTGATCACTGAAGTTTCGGTCGCCCCCTTTGGCAAGCTCTTCGCTGGAACAGAACGCATACCACGATGAAGCCAGATTTCCTTGATTCCTGCTTGTTCGAGTGTCTTCTGTGTGTGCTCGTAATTGGCGCGCAGGAATGCCCGCAACGCGCTTTTATGCTTGCTAAGCAAGCGCTTTACTGATTGTCGAACATCAGGAGAAGTAAGCTTCCGCACAAATGCTCCCGTCAATCCGAACTCCTGTTTCGTTAGTTGTTGCAAAGCAATAGATACTACGTTCTCATCATGCGATGACAGGGCCCAACGATTTCTTAACATGCGAACAGTTTCTTGAACCAGGTCCGAAGATACCCGTCCGGAGACTCCTTGTACTTCCTTCACGTACCGAATGAAGGCACTGTTGTCCTTCAACCGTTCTACAACTGCCTCAATGGCGTTGCCCTCTATATCATTCCCGTGTATTACCCTTAGCATCAACTTCCGACCTGTTCGTTCATGCTTTATCAAGTCATCTACAAGAGATTCCTGACGGGAGTAACGAGGTATGGGCACTGCCTTAGGAGCAGCAGAAGTAGCAGGCGTAGCAGGAGCTGTACGAGACGGTCGTTGGATTCTTGTCGGTTTGGCTTCCACAAAACTCAAACCTACTGTACAACGACAGTTAGGATGCGCCGGAGGGTAGTCAATCGGACCATCCGGACCCATAAACGGTTCGTCGAGTGGAACACCATCCTTATTCATGTCCCGGATCTGACGGCAAAGGGGACAAGGAAGGGTCACAATCCATTTCCGTCTCGTTCGGTCAGCATCCAAGAGACCTTGTTGTCGTGCTTGCTGCCATGCCTCCAATTGTCCCGCGTTGCTGGCTCGTATGGTCTCAGTGCGGGCAATTGTCCGAGCACGATATTGCAGGTAGCGCTGATGGTAGCGCTCTACCATAGTATCAACCTTGTCTCGACGAATCCCGGCCTCTTGTCTAATGGCTCTCCAAATTGATGGATCGAATCGTCGATCCCGCAAAGCACGCGTAAGCGCCTCGCGTAACTGAGAAGGATCGCCAGAGTCCAACATGCGCCGGAAGTTCCAAACGGCTCGGGATTGACGCCTCGTGAGCCCAATCATGTTACGGATATCGCGTGCCTGGGAATAAGGGTGCCCACCCTCACGGAATGCCTCTTGGACTACTTGCCCAATGGCTAACCGGCTCTCCTTGGACATCTCCCGGATAAGCGAGAACGTATAGCCAGACAGGAACGACAGTGCCGTGGGACTGAGGGCATCGAACGCCATGGCGAACCCCACGGATGCTTTCTGAACACTCACGTGATCCAGCATCTGAATCCCTGCCTGCGCACCTTGATTGAATACTTGAGCTATCAATGACTGGAATGATGTCTTACCGGGAGGAAGACCCGCGCCCTTTGCAGCCTCCTCCAACCGGTGCTCCAAATCCAAGTATTGAAGCAACCCATTCACGTCCTGCCGGAGCAGGAATGGAACCATCCCTTTGTTGGTAAGCTGCTTTCTAACCGCATCTACCATATCCAAAAACGCCTGTTCCAGCTTGGGGATGTTCCTGTCGATAACTTGATCGATCGGATGTGGACGAGTTTTGTGTACAATAGTCGGCAGTATCGTTGCTCCGACAATCTTGGATATCCCTGACGAACTTTGCCCTACGATAACAGAGTACATAAGTTCCTCAAGTCAGATACCGGCTAAGATCCGGTTTTTGGGAGCTTTTCTCCGCTCTAAGCCCTGTAAAAGCTTTCCTAGGACTTTTGGGCCTAGGGACCCGTCTGGAAACGGCTTAGAGCGGAGATTTGCGTGTTACTGATTTAGGCGTTCTTCTCAGGCTTCTCTGGCAAGTTGGCGATCTTGCGCAAGTAGCGCTCCAAGTTCTCATCGGGGAACAACGGTGCACCCGCCCCAGCCAGCGCGGTAACGTAAGCGCCAATCTCCTTCAGGTCCGGTGTCTCGATATCCTCATGGACCAGATGAGGAATGTTGTCCGCCTTCATCCCGTTGATCTCCAACAAGCGCGGAATAGCATACCGGTTCATTACTGACGCAATGCTCTTCAAGATTGCGCCCAGGCTGGTTGCGAACAGCTCCGTCTTGCTGGAGCTAAGTGCGAAGCTTCCCACGTTGCTTTGGCCCAGCAGGATAAAGTCCGCCAGGACCGTCATTGCGATCCGCTTGTCGTAACGGTCGATCACCTTGGTAATGTCGATTTGCCGATTGCCTGCGCTGCTGAGCAACTCGAATCGCAGCTGCTCGCGTCCTTGATCATCGTAGACCAGCGGGAGCAAAAGTCCTTCTTGCTCATCGCGTCGCACATTGCGCAGGATCTTCTTCAGGTCCGTCTCATATTTCTGGTAGACCTCTGCGGATCGGTAGATCACCGGAAGCCCAGCCAAGTCCCGCTCAATTCCAATCGCCTCAATCTCCTCGATGCGGCGTTTCAAGTACCATGGCCGATAACAGTTGCGCAGGATTGACCGGCCTTCCGGGTTTCCCTTGTGGATTCCCAATCGGAACAGAAGCCCACGTTCAATAGGTATAGATATCCGTTCATACTTGGGTGGAGCCACCTGGACAAATGCTCTGACGCCACCTTCATCGTCAAAATCCCACTCGTGAAGGCTATCCTGCGCGCGAATGGGAATCTTACGCCAGCCGATCTTTCCATCGTTGAACCGGCTGCGGCGCGTTGGATCTCGGCTATCCCCCATGCGCCGTTTGTACACAATCTCATGAAAGCTGAACCCGTAGACGAGCATTGATAGGATTTCGGCCACCATATCCTCCCAAGGGTGGCTCATATCCTGAAGGCAGCTTTCCACAAACTCGACCGTCTGTTCATCATCACCCTCAACGCGCCAAGTGACGTTGCGAACCAGCATCTCAATCGCATAGAGGATTGCGCCAATAACCGGGTCGTTGTCGCGCATCTCGCGCAGTACCTTGCGGCCACGCTCGCCCTGAAGCTTGGGAAGGAACTCCTCGTAGACAACGCCCAACTGCCCAGTCCGTTTCAGACCAGTAGTACCCAGCTCATCGAATAGCTGCTTGCGAGCTTTAGTCACCAATTCTTTTGAGGCCATTGTGATCTCCTATCAATACGCCGACAGCCCCGCCACAGGGCTCATGCGTGTGTCGCCAGAAATAGGCGGGATGTCGTAACGGTTGACCCAATTGCGAGCTTGGAGAAGCGCTTGCGTACAACTGTCCACACGGTCATCATGCGCTCCACGTGGGAATGCTGCCAACTCGTCAATAAAGTCTTCAACCCAGCGACAGCGTTTAGGGTTTGGGAGGTAAACATTGCCTGCCTCGATCTCCGGGCTTACCGCAAACGCACGACTTTCCTTGGAACCCTTGGCGCGCACCGCAATGATCCCGGAAATCCGATCCTTCAAAGCATCCATCACAGCCGGCCCGTTGGCAGCATCCTCAATGTAT